GTCCCGAGGGCCCGAGCCGGACCAGCGAGTTCCGGGGCGACGATCGGCAGTGCGGCGTTCAGCCCCTTCAAGAGCAGACCAGCCAGTGAGGCCCAGTGTGTGGAGTTCTCAAAGAAGAACCCAGTGGTGTTGACCGCCAACAAGGCTGCATGATACGTCTCTAGGGGTAGGGCTGAAATCCCAATCGTGAAGAGCGATGAGGTAGTCCGAAATTCAATGTGGAGGTCACAAGTGACGGCTAGGACTGTCTCATCCACATTGCTCTCCTCTTCAATATAGACGGCGTTGAAGTACTCATCGTCCCCAATCTGCACCACCGGCCTGGCAAGGGTGTCCCCGTATGTCATGGCGGTCGGATCCAGATTGGTCATGGATCGAGTGAACGCCACGGCATGCCGGAAGGTAGAGTCAGCCTGACCGGGTGATGTGAAAGTGTAAACGCCGTACTCGCAGGAACTGAAGAACCTCTCAGAAGGGTGGACCAAAGAGAGGTCATCTCGGCCCCAAGACCAGGGTTTGAGATCATTCCGCTGGAGCCTGGCACCGAGAACAGTGCCCTGCTTAACTTGAACCCGTGAGACATTAGTTAGCAGAAGCGAACTCGCATTGACGCGGCAGTCATCGTAGGGGGCGTGAGAGACATCAGCCTCCAGCGGGCGAAAGGCCGGCATCAATATCTTCTTATCTGCGGGGACGTAGAAGATGATGCGGACTAATGGGCCCGAAGTGACTGTGTGTGCATTCACAACCTCAAAGAAACCACCACCAAAAGGAAGGGCCACGGGTGTAGTGCCGGCCACGGTCACGTCATGTATTACTGCCTGCCCGTTCGGCTGGTAGAACTTCAGCGACAGGGTCAGAGTAGTACCTGCATTCGTGAGGACAGCATAAGTGCAAGGCCCAACCAAAGTTGGCGAAATTTGCTCCGCTGGTGCGTACATGAATCGCGCCTCCTCACCGTCAAGGATGCCGAGGGGCGAGTTCCCCGATGACGCATAGATCTCCTGGTACGGACGACCGAGGTTCGGAAACGCCGGCTCAACCACATTCGTCACATACCCTAAGGAGGGCGGAGTGGAGGAGCCAACCAAGGACGATTTTATGTCGTACCAGAGAGGGCAGCCAGCGTCACGCGTGAGCACGTACCTCCGGTAGTGAGAGCCGTAGCTCGAGCTTTCCGTTGTGGCGTTGTACTCCAAAGACACTGTGGCGGTTCTGGCAAGGTTAGGGTACGTAGGAAAGCGGATGGGTGCATTTTCATGCGGTAATGCGATGACCCGTGCGATTTCATTCATGCTGGTCAAACGCTTACGACCGGCACCCGCCAACTGTACCTTTCGCTGTCTTTGCATCTCTGTGGCTACGTAAGCAAAGAAAGATGAGGCGAGTTGCCTGAGGTGAAAGGGGCTGCTGCCCCGGGGTCGGGCGGACTTAACCGTCTCTTTTTAAATCACCAAGCCCTTGGGTTGCCCCCTCACAGATCGTCCTGCGACACGCAGGCGTTGAGGAAGGGGAAGTCTACAATACACGGCACCCTCTGGATCTGATGCACAAGAGAGATGTCGTGCAGGATTGCCTGGACGCTCACGCGGTACCGACGAGCTAGGTACACGAGGGTCTCCTGCCCCCATGCCTGTGTCGGTGCCGCTCTGCAAGTCCAGGGCTTGTTTTCGTCGGCCCTTTGCTCCGTGATCGGTCCATGGGTCAATGAGAATACGCGGTCAGCAAGCTCTGCCAGAACCGGGACATGTCGGTTCAGTGCCAGCTGCTTTGCCACGCCTCGGACCCAGGCCACGGGGTGCCCGACCGGCTCGGCCTGCCAGAACGCTTTGTATAGGCGGCGCCCAAGGGTCGGGCCCCAGACCCACTCGCCGGCCACAAAGTACGGCATCTGGCCGAGGTATGTGACGTCCGAAATGTGCGTTGCGGTCTCCTCCTTCACTACAAGGCCGAAGCGCTTGAGGTGGCGGACCGGCTGCACACTGTGGATGTCGAACCTACAGCCCACGATCGAGTCGTCACCGACAACAGAGATTGAAACAAATCTCTCGGCAAACTCAAAGTGGGCCGGTGTTAGGTCTTCGAGCTCCTGCCCTGTCAACTCGGCCGCGAAGGCGGAGGCGAGGCAGAGCCCGTTCAACAGGGCGTTCGCGAGCGCCGTGTCGTCGCGGCCAGACGCGTTGCAGACCGGCGCGTCGTATGTGATCGTCACCCCCTCCTTGCGGACCTTGCACTTGCCCTTGGGCTTCCTCCACACGTCGATCGCCCTCCAAAGGAGAGGGGCGTCAAGTCGGGAGAAAACCCGGGCGTACAGCCCCTCGATCAGAGCCCAACTCTCTGCCGAGTGGGTTGCATCGAAGGCTGAGTAGTCCGCGAAGAAGTATGACTGGCACGCGGCGTTGCGCTGCAGCCACTGGTCGAGGACCTCCGGGGGCGCTGACCCGTAGAAGATCCAGTTGTCCACGTGCCAGACCTCCTTGAGCCTCTTTGTCAAAGGCTTGAGGTAGGGTCCGGCGTCGAGATGCGTCTCGTCGTGGGGCGCTTGAATGAGGCGGGCCACATAGCGGGCCTCACTCGCGTAAGGCACCGCTCCAACGGGCTTAAACCAAGGCAGCTTCTCGGTCTTGACAAAGGCCGAGATCAGACCATAATCCCGATGGGGCTCGCCCCGCTCGGTGAGCTTCTTCCAAGCCCGCACGAGCTCGTGGCGGCGTCGGCTGTCGGTGTAGGACCTGAGTCACTCCCACGTTTCCATGGGCTCCAAGGGCTCAAAGAATCCCCTCAAAAGACAGTCGGCG